GCCTCGGCCTTCTCCAGCGCCTCTTTCTTCTGGCGCGTGAGCTTGTCGATCCGCTTGCGGTAACCCAGCGATTCCTCGTCGCTGTTCTCTTCGGTCTCGGAAAGAACCTCCTGATCAGGCGACTCGGCCTGATCGTCCGTTTGTTCTGCGGTCGGCTCCGCATCCTCGGCCTGATCGTCCACAGAAGTGGATTCCGGCTCCGGCGCTTGTCGCTCGACAGTTGACGCCTTGTCTTCCTCCCCGCTGAAGCGTGACTTCAGTAGCTTGGCCAACGCCGATTCGTCGAACTGCATCGGGTTGATTGGGGGCTGTGCCGTGTTTTGGGCAGGTTTCGCTTCCTGTGTCGTCGGGATGTCCATGCTTTTAGACCCTGCAAGCCGGGTATGCTGCGCCATGGTTATTGAAGGCCAACCAAGAAGCCGTTGTGTGAGTGAGAGCCTAGAATTGACCGGAAGTCAACTCCCTCCCGTTTCTTAACGCACTGATTTGTGCGATGAGATCCTTGATTGCGGCGGCGCGTCCTGAGTTATAGGCACGGTCCTCCGCAGAAAGTGATGGGATGATGGCGTTGTGCACCTCATCCCGGAGTGTGTCGTCGAGGATTTGGCCCATGGCCTTGAGCACGGGGTGCTCCTCTGACACGGAGAGGGCCTCGGAGAGTTGTTCGTCGGTCAGTTTCATTGGACTCCAAGGCGGCCGGTGATGGCGTTCTGCTGCTGTTGGACGCTGAACTGCAGGTTCTCAATGTACTTCTGCAGGTTGGCTTGGAAAAGCGGGTCCTGCTGCAGTTGCGCCTGATATTTCGGATTGGATTGCAGGACCTGTTGGCTGAATTGAAGGCGCATGGGTGCGGTGGGGTCGTTCTCCCGGAGTTGGGGGGGATTGCCGAGGGACATCAGCGCGATCTCGTCGTTGGTTTCGTTGAACATCTTCTGCGCGGCAGGGCCCTGCTGCATGACGAGTTCGCTGGCTAAGGTCGGGTCGATGGCTCGGAGTGCGACGGAGATCAGCTTGGCCCGGTCGATCACGCCGGCGGTGTCGAGGGGCAGAACGAGGGTGCTGATGGCCTTGAGCTTCTCGGTTACGAGGTCGGTACTCATCTCGCGCACGTCGAACTTCAGCATCACGTCGAAGTCCTGCACGTCCTGCGGGAGCGGGGTGGCCGAGGCCGTGATGCGCTGGATCTCGGCGGGGCCGATGTACTGCAGGGTGAGGGCTAGGACCTGGCGGAATGCCTCGGTCCAGCCGTGCAGCCAGTTGTTGATCAGGCGCTGCTGGCGCATCTGGGTGATGACCGGCGGGACCTTCTCGGTCGGGCGTCCGAAGTAGCGGTCGGTCTGGGCCTCGATGGCCGCGATGAGCTGGAAGGCAACGCCGGGCTCACGGGCGGGCGGTGCCAGGAAGCCGATCTCGCCGCGGCGCAGCACCGGGATCTGGATGGCGGGACCGATCTTCAGGTTGCCGCCGCGGGTTTTGGGGACCTCGATGGGCGGGAGCGTGGCGAGGGACGTGTAGTCGAAGATGGAGTCGCGCTGGGCCTTGACCTCGTGCTGCCAGGTGGAACAGACCTCGGGCACGCCACGGCTCTCGGTGATCTGGCGATGGATGAGCTCGGAGCGCCAGATAACGAAGGGATACTGACCGTGCGCGTAGTCGAGCCCCTCGAAGTAGCCCCACTTGTCGCCGACTTGGGGGCTGAAGACGGTGTAGAACACGCCGGGGATGCCGTCTGAGTCGACTGCTTTCTGGTAGGCATAGACCACCTCGATCAGATTCTCGCGGTCGAGGATGGAGTTTTCAGCAAGGCCGACGGCGCCATACTGGAAGGCAGCGTAGTCACTGAAACGGCCCATCGTGTTGATGGCTTCCTGCGCCCACTCGGCGTCCCACTCCTCGGTCTCGACCTTGTTCAGGAGCTGGGCCTCGGTCATGTAGAACCGGCGGAAGACTACTCGGGCGGACTGAATATCGGTGGTCTCGGGCGGGAACACCAGCTCGTCCCAGGGTGCTAGGGCTGCGATCATGGGCTTGTTGGTGACCATGGTCGGGATAGGGAAGTCGCACTCGCCCTCCTCGCGCAGTTCGCGGATGGCCTTGAGTGCCCGGCGCTTGCGCAGGTTGGGGAAGGCAGCGAGAAGGAGCTCCGCGGATTGGTCGTCGGCCTCGGGGTTGGCGATGAGGTTGGGCAGGTCGGCCAGGACCGAGCCCTCGGGAGACTGGGCTGCCAAGGCCACGATCTGGTCCATCGTCAGGTACTGCTCCTTCTGTCCGAGCTCCTGCTGCCAGGTGACATGGACGCCGGCCCAGCCGTAGGTCCAGAGGTACTGCGAGAGTAGTTCGACCTCGCGGGTGAGGTCGTTGTACATCCGGGCGTTGACCGTCCAGTCCATCAGGTTGTGCGCGGTGACGGCTTGGTCGAGCTGGCTGATGTTGGTGGGCGACACACGGAGCATCGAGCGCCAGAAGGAGGTGGAACAGAGGTCGACGAGGCCGTTGATCACCTCGTCGGCGAGCGGGATGCGCGTGTCGGAGGCCCCGTCCCAAGGGAATGCCGGGGCATTGCGGTTGGAATCATTCCACTTCTTGCCGTCGTCACTCTGGCCGGGCCAGCGGCAGAAGCGCACGTTCTCCACATTTTCGACACGGGCGTAGACGCCGTAGTCGGTGGCCGAGCGCCGTAGTTCCTCGGTTAATGCCGGTACATTGGGCTCGTCGCCGACCCGGGCCATCACGTCGGTTGCTTGCTTGTATGAATCGCCTTGCATGATCGTTTCTTTTAGTATCCACCGCCGCCGCGGCAATCAAAGCCCCCGCGGCCTACGAAGGCAAGACCTGAGACTAAAAGCATCCCTAGGCAGTCGATGGGATCCTTGGTGCAGCCCTTCTGCCCGTCGCGGCCGGTGTGCTCGGAGAGTGCGTAGATAAGATTGGCGCAGTCGTTGGTGATGTAGAGCGAGGGTTCGTTCAGGGGGGTGAGGGGCTGGGTGGCGTCGTAGGAGAGGAGACTATTGATGGCGGATGTGCGCTGGTCGACGGGCACGCCGGGTGCGGGAATGAATGCCATGGGCTCGTCCCGGGGATCGTCGGATTCGGCTAGGAGGTCGATGAGGGTCGTGCCGCCGGCCTCGGAAAGCGCGGGGGAACCGCCGGCCTTGGGGTCGATCAGTCGCATGACGGGTTCGCCGTAGCCGAGGTCGGACTCAATCTGGCGGAAGAGGTTGCGGTACTCGGAGATGGAACGGCCGGCGTCTAGGGTTTGCGCGGGACCGAGCTTGCCGTCGGGTTTTTCGGACGGTAGTGCCCACTCGCCGTAGTTGGAGAAGTCCGGGAACTCACGCGCCACAATGCGTTTGCCGTCCTCGTAGACCAGGAGCCATAGGCAGAACCAATTGCGGGCGCCGGCAGGGTCGCAGACCATGTATAGCGTGCCGCCGGGTGGAACCTTGGAGGCCGGGATGCAGTGGATATCCGGGCGGAAACGGGCGAATGCCTTGCCGATGTTGTCCGAGGCCCAGCCGTAGGCTCGGGTCAGGATCTGGCCCATGGGCGAGGTGACGAGTTTGCTCTTCATCTCGTCGAAGGGGTTGTACGGGTTGTCTTCCGAGAAGAAGAACACGGTGCGCCGGTTGGTCTGGGGCTGCACCATGGTGCGGGCGGACTTACCCGTGGGCCAGGTGGGTAGCGCCTGCTTGCCTTTGATGAGCTCGGCGTCGTCAAAGCGGGTGATTGCGGAGCCGGCGGTGAACTCCTTGTAGACCGAGGCCACGCCTTCGAGGGGTGTCTGGGTCACGAGGAGTTTGCCACGGCGGGTGATCAGACGGTAGCGCAGTGTGTCCACCCAGGATTGGGGCACGAGCTCGTCGCACCAGATCATGTCGGCCTCGCGGCCCTCGATGGTGTTCTCGCTCTGCGTGTAGTTCAGGAAGTCGCAGCGGGAGCCGTTGGGTAGGATGAATGAGCCGTCGGTGAAGCCATTTTTGCGGCTGTAGTTCAGGTAGTGGATGCGGCCCTTCTTGGTGGCCCGGAGTGCGACGGGCAGGTAGTTGTAGATGGCGGGCTGCTGCACGGTGACCGAGGTGGCGTGAGAGGTGTGACAGCAGAGAACCGATGCGTTCTCCTTCTCGAGGAGGGTTTGAACCACGCGGCGGGCGGCCCAAAGGGTTTTACCGGCGCGGTTGCCGCCGGAGATGAGGAGCTCCTGGGTGGCCTGGAACTCGGTGTTGGCGATCTCCCAGTGGTCCGGGATGAAACCGTAGGTGTAGGGGTCGGCCTTTTCAAGGAGCACGAGCTGGGTGCGCTTCTGCTTGAGCTCGAGTGCGCGGGGGTGATGGGCGTCTACCCGGGGGATGACAGGGTGCAGCGGCTGCTCGTTCCACCACGTGTCGTTGCAGTGGTCGGAGCAGAAGCGCTTTTGCTTGGAGCCGGTGCGGATCTTGATGATCTCGAAGGGCTTGGAGCAGGTGAGGCAGAGGTTGGGTGGTTGGCTCATTTCCTAATATTTTTCGCTTTGGGAAACCCGTCGACTTTTACCGTCGCCGCGGATTGCCCGACCCCCTCCCCCGGGGTGGCCCTTGTAACGGGGTAGGACATTGGTCCGGCGGAGGGGTGCTGACGTGCGTTTCGATCAATGTTTACGGGCCTTTGCTGCGTGTTTGCGTCACCAAGTGAATATAACTGCTATTGTAGGCATGAGTGCCAGAAACAGGCCTAAAAGCGTGGTTTTCAGTGGTGCTGCCGCGGTAGGGGTAGGACATTTCGGGCCACTACCTAAACCAGGTCGGGCGTCTGCTCGTCGTTCACCGGGGTCACATCGCGCTCTTTCAGGTCCTTCATCAGGTCCCGGTGATTAACCGAAGCGGTCATGGCGAGGTGAATTGAGGTAGGTTGACCCTTAATTACAGCGAGTTTGTCGGTCAGCACAGCGACCGCTACGGGTAAGCCCCTATCATCTATCAAGTTAATAGAGGATTCAGCTAGTCGCTTGGTGCCCTTCCAGATTGCAACCTCCAAAAACCCGGTCACGTCTTTCCGCCAGTCCTCCTCGTTTTCTGGATAGTCTACCGGGACCTTAACTCCTCGGATCAGCTTAAACGTAGTGGTGGGGCCAAGTCCGGTCTCTTCCGCAATCTTATCAATCGACTTGTTCTCCAGGATACCAGCGACGACAGCGTCTGCTTTTTCTTGGGTCAGCTTGTTGTTGAAGTGTTGGCCGGGGTGGTGTGTTTTGACGTACCCAAGCTCTTTGACTGCGTTGAAGACCTTCTCCTGCGTTGCCTGGGGGATCTCGGTGTTGCCTGACAGCACTCGCTGCGTGTACAGGTAATTGACTCCAGCGGCCTTGGCGACGTCCTCGAGACTCGGCCTCTTCTTTGGCTTCTCACCCGGCATAAGGCTTGAACGAGTATGGGTACTCTCCCCAGTGGTTGAGTTGCATTTTGGGCTTCATAGCGAAGTGCTGCACACCTGCTAGGGTCATCCGGACTGCCGCAGCGTAATCCTCAGAGAGATACTCGAGTTTACCCGGCCTCGATTCCATTGCGAACGGCATCCACAAGGTGGGGAAGCGCTCGACGCGCACATCCTCGCACCAGTCGACTTTGTACGGGTACTGCACTCCTGACCCTGCCAGCGCATCAAGTGTTGCCATAAGGCATTTGCGGGGGATTGCGAGGCATCCGGATGCGAACATCGTGATGGGCACAAGCTCCGCTGCGCATTCGGCGTCAGAGACCTGATGCTTCAGGGCCTGCAAGTGCTCTGCCTTGGGCCGGAGGGCCGGCCTGGGCGGAACTGTCCGGCATGGGTAGGGGATGCACACGGTTGCCTGGTGCTGATGGGCCAGCTCGGCCATGTGGATGATGTCCGATGCATCGAACTCAATGTCGTGATCAAGTTGGATCCACACGTCCTTGCCTGAGTCGAGGAACCACTTGGTGGCGCGGCACCGGGACCGGCTGATCAATGCATCCTCCCGGATGGTGCGCAGGTCGGTCTGGCGATCTGACCATGAGAATTTAGCGGTCAGGTCGACCCAGGACATGATGCACGCGGAACTCATGCCACCGTAGGCGTACATACTGAAGTGGATTGACGGCCTGGTGCCTGTCTGTGTCGGTTGCTCTGTTGGATCTGCCATCTGTGGGGATTCTGCCTTGGTTGCGTTCATGGTACAATGTCCTTTCGTTGGCTTGCGAGGAAGAGCTCATGCCCCTTGCTGATCAGGTAGACCACGCTGCCTCGGGGCACTTGGCAGGCTGTGGCGACATCGTTCAGCGACAGGCCGCGGTCACGCAGGTCGTAGGCCTTGCGGGCTAGGTCCGGCGTGTGGCGCTGCTCGGTAAATTCCGGTTCAACCTGTATCACCGGGTCCGGTGTACCGTCGTCCTTGAACGCCATGTCCTTGGGGTACGACAGCCAGCCACGCTGCACGCCTATCTTCACAAGGTGCGGTGCCTCCATCAATAGTTTGGTTGTGTTTGTTACTATCATAACAGTGATATGTCTAATGGTGTTGCGGGCAAGTGCTGCCTACCCTTGCCGCTTTTATCTCCTATAAGCTGGAATATGCGTTGTCTATGTGCCTTGCCTTGGGCGCCGGGGTGGATAACGCAACCAAACCTTCCGTCTGCCTGGATGACGAGATGGTTGCGTTGTTTGTCCCCTCCTTCCTCGGCACAGGCTGGGCATTGCCCGACCAATTTCGAGCCAATTTTGCGCAGGCCTACCGCTGTCAAGCACTGTCTAGTGTTTGGGACGGATGGGACGGCATTTTCCAACTCCATTCCTACTCTGAACACAGTTTTGGTACTTTTACTCATCTTGCACCGAGTTGAGAAGTGCCGTCCTCCGTCCCAAACGCTTGACAACGCTTGACAGCTCAAGCCATTTCCGACGAGGTCAAGACCACTTTCATGTAGCCTCGCGCCTGTTGTTGCTGACCGTCACTGCGGTGAATGTGGTTCGACGGGATGGCCTGGTGTATCTCCAGCATCAGTTCCGCTGCCCGGCGCTGGAAGCGCTTGTCCGGTTCAGGCCCCCATTCCTTGTTGCTGCACATGGCCATATAGGCAGCATACAGCTCCTCGCTAGTAATACTATCCGATGACATACTACTAGCACGGACATGGTTCACAATAAAGTATCTCACACTATCGCTTTCGCTCAATAAGTTGTCTATCATACCGCGCTGCCTGTCGCTGACCGGAAACGGCCTACCGGCCTGCATCACCCGGCACAAGTCCTCCGCGCCCTCTAGGAACCAGTTCAATATCCCGCTGCCTTCCCGCTCAATCATCACATCGTGATAGTTGGGGATCACCTTCTCCGGCTTGGGCTGGCTGAAGTCGAGCAGCAGCAGCCGTCTCGACCACGCTCCCAAATCTCCCTGCACGTTGACCTTCAGCCGGCTATTGGCCGTCACAATGACGTTCCAGTCGCCGACCACGGCCTTGGCACCGCTCTTGCCCTTGAACTCGACGGCCAGCCTGTCGCCGCCGGTCAGCGCCTTCAGGAACTGGCTCTCCTCGCAGGACAGGAAGTCCGGCGGCACGTCGCTACCGATCAGCAGCGTCCGGTCATGGAAGTTGCCCAGTTCAAACCGGCTGCCCAAGTGATTCGTTCTCAGCTCGCTGCAGTTCTCATCGCCGACCAGCCGCCGCACCAGCCCGGCCACCGTGCTCTTCCCGCCGCCGCCGGTCCCCGTCAGCAGCAGAATCACCTGCGGCCTATTCCTCTGCAGCAGCGCCAGGCCGCCCCATCTCTGCAGCAGTACCTGATCCTCGCGCTCGGGCAGCGCATGGTCTAGGAACGCCTGCCATAGACCGCTGCCCGCGCCCTGCACATACCGCACCGGCGTCTGGTTCCTTGACATCCACTCCGGGCCGAACCCGTGCATTGCGTAGGGCACGCTTCTGAGATCCACCATGACATTGCTGCAGTGCACCACGCTGTCCGGCCTGGTAAACGGATTACGCTCCACCTGCAGCGCCCCGATCAGATCGACCACCTGATCCGCGAAGCTCACGGTCAGCCGCGTCAGGAGCGCCGGCAGCCGCGGATCCTCTGTCGATGCCATCTGATCCAACAGAACGCGCCTGGCGGTCTCTAGGACCCGCTGCTGCATCTCCTCGCGGCTCATGGATATCCAAATCCCCCTGTCGCCGGCATACCAGTAGTGCTGCCCGGTCTGGGCATCGAATAACAAGCGCTCCTTGTGCGCCATGTACCCGGCAAAGAAGGTTGGGTGCAGATTGCCCGTGCCGCTCCTTCCGAACGTCCAGGGCACGCCATGCAGCCGGAGCAACTGCGCCATCTCATCCCTACTGCCCGGCACCGGCCATCCATCGGGCCACCGGATCTGGCTGAACTCCAGCGCCACCGGCGGCCTGTCCACCAGCACGCTATACTCGCACCCGCTCGGGTGCACGCCCTTCACCGTGCTCAGGTTCCCCGTGCTGCGCCATTCGTACAGCGGCTTGCCCATCATGCGCCCATTGACCTCCACCATCTCGGTCGTGCTGCGCTCCGCGCACGGCTTGGGGTATGCCCCCGTGATCCTCACGCCGACCTGAGCGCCCCGCTTGCCCTTCCACCGCGCACTGCCCTGCAGCACCGGATTCACCTTCAGGAACGCCTCCAGACTCCCCTCATCGTCGAAGTCTATCGCACACAGCCCGCCGCTCCATTCCCCCAGCCTGACAGCCACGTTCCCATGCTCGAGCATGACGCGGTAAACATCCCTCTTGGTACTCTCCATGGTCTCCTGAGTGTACTTGACCATCGGAATCTTGGTCCCGGGGTTCTGCGGCACCAGGAACAGCGGCGTCCCCAGCCATCCCTCGATCTCTTGCGTCGTCATCATAACAGCTCTTTGATCAGTGTCCTGAAGGCTCGTTCTGCTGTTGCCGGGACAACACCGTTGCCGAGGAGTCGGAGTTCATCTGTTCTATTGTCACAGGAGACGCACAGCTCGGCATAGTCCAGCCCACTGGGAGGCCCATCAGGGTCTCCACCCAGCGGGGGTTGAGTTTGCCGCATCCCATTGCTCTGGCCTCCGCATCCGGCAGCATCGACGCTAACTTCTCCCGGTTCCCTGCCCCTCCCGCTAGACCGGTCGGACCCCCTGTCACACCGGATGATGCTGGTGTCGGCCATGTCTCGGACTTCATCTGATAAACGGGCGAATGAATTGCTTCCCTCAAGTTGCTCAACGCTTTCCGATTTTTCCTGCCGCCGCGTGTTCGGTTGCTTTCCGCGAACGCGTCCACTGGCCTCACCGGAAGCACATCCATTGTCTGCGGAGTCGGCCAAGACAACTCTGGGCGGCTCCCATCCATACTGCCGCTCGCCGGGACGGCTGGGCCATGCACTGCAACGACTCCAGCCAGTTTGGATTTCGCTGCCACCTTCTCCATGTCCACGTTCTCCCCAGTGTCCTTGTGGTCCCTGGCTGCTGGCGTTGGCCATGACTTCACAACCACCGTCGTCAGGCTCTCCTGACTGCCCTTCATGCCTCGGGAACGGTCCTGAAAGCCCTGGCGTACCTCTGAAGCCACTGGAGACGGCCAGGATGAACACCCGCTTGCGTTGGTGTGGCGCTCCGCATTCAGACGCTGAGAATATGCCCCACGTCGTTCTGTAACCCATTCCTGCCAGGTCTTCGATGACGTCGGACAGCCCCAGGCTGATATGTCCTTCGACGTTCTCAAAGAAGCAGATCCGGGGTCTGAGAAGTCGAATACCATCTGCAATCCACGGCCACAGGTGCCGCGGGTCTTGCTTTCCTTTGCGCTGACCTGCTGCACTGAAGGGCTGGCAGGGATATCCCCCAGTGAGGATGTCCACGCGGTCACGAAACGCTGCCCAAGGGAAGGTCTTAAGATCCGGCCAGATAGGTGCTGGGTCCATGAATCCCGCTTCCATTTTCGCAACCAGATTGCTGATGGCGAAGGCTTCGATCTCACAAAGAGCGACTGTGCGCAGACTTTGGATTGCTCGCTGGAGTCCAAGTTCAATGCCTCCGTATCCAGCGCGGAGGCCAACGTGTGTAACTGCTTTGGAAGTATCCATGTCATTCCGCCCTCCTTTCAAATGCCAACGCCTCCTCGCTGATGAACCAGCCCTTCGGCCACTCGGTCAGGTAGATCCCGCCCAGTGTCCGCACCCGGCTGAGTGCCACGTAGGCCTGCCCAGGCTCTCGGGCCGCCCGGATATCAATCCTCGCGGCATCCAAGGTCAGCCCCTGCGCCCGATGTATGGTCATCGCGTAGGCCAATCGGAGCGGGTATTGTTGGACGGTGACCCCCAGACTCTCAAAGAACCATTTGCGCCGACCCAGTGAAATCTTCTCACCGCGGCTCTCGACCACGATATCCCCACCCCGAAACTCCACCACACGGCCCACCTGCCCATTGTAGAAGCCCTGTTCCGCATCGTTCGCGGTAAACATCACGGCAGCCCCGGGCTTCAACTGCAGCACCCGCGGCGTGCTCATGTTCTTGGTGGCGAACTCCACCGCCTGATCCACACCCTTGACCTCGGCGTCAAACACGGCAATCGGGCCATCGATTGAGCTCAGCCGGTAGTTGTTCCACTTGTCCACCTGCACGTTGTGCGTCATCAGCCGGGTAATATGTTCAGGCGGGTTCATCCTAAGCGCACTGCGCAGCAACTGGTTGTCTCGCGGCTTCATCCTGCCCACCCGGAACCCGCTCAGCATTTCAATGAAAGGCACGTCATTCTGCCGCCGCACCTTCTCGAGCTTGATCGTCTTGAAGTCGGCCTCCCTCCAAGCCTGACTCAGGAATGCCCAGTCGTAGGGCTTGCTCTGGTCGGTCCTGACCGGCGGCAACTGCAGGAAGTCGCCCAAGAAGATAACCTGTAACCCGCCGAAAGGCCGGCTGTCTTCCCTGATCCGCTTCAACCAGAAGTTCAGGAAGTCGAGGTGCCGGCCGGCCATCATGCTGATCTCGTCGACCACCAGCACCTCGGTGCCCCGCACCCGCTTGCGGGCTCCATGGATCGAAGGCTGCTCCTCCAGGCGCTCGGCAGCCTGCAGGAAGTCCTCGCCATCCTGCGGCCCCAACTGCATCCCGCACCACCTGTGCACGGTGGTCCCGCCCACGTTCAGCGCGGCAATGCCTGTCGGGGCCGTCACCGCCACGCCCATTGCTCCCGAATCCAAGAATTGCTTGAGCAGCGTGCTCTTGCCCGTACCAGCCTGGCCGGTCAGGAACACATTCCCTCCGGTGGTGGTCCATGCCATGAACCGGTCCTCCGGTGTCGGATCGAATTCGGCTTCCGCCGGCCAGGTGGTAGTCTCCATATCAGTAGGTCGGGATCAGGATGTCTGCCACCGCTTGTGTGAGCTGGACGTCGCGCAGGCAGTAGTTGATCGCTGCCTCGCGGTCGGTCTGGAAGAGCTCGCTGAACATTGCGCCGTTGCCGGCCTTGTCGCCCAGCCCGAGGTGCCTGGAAATCGCTGCCAGACTCCCGTGCGCCCGGTTGTCACCGAGCTGCCATGACTCGCGCAGGTCGACGATCAGGTCATTCCAGTACCTGCCATTCCTGAGCCAGTACGGCACCGTCACCCGGTGCTTCCAGCTCCTCTTGATCAGAAACGGTAAATCGAACGGCTTCACATTGAATCCGATCAATTGCGGCTTGCGCTCGAAGCTGTCTAGCAGCGACCAGAACTGCAGCAGCATGGCCTTCTCGCCATCCGCGTCGGCGCAGAGCACCGCGGGCTGCTCATGCTCGACTCGGTAGCCGATGCACAGCACCTGCCCGCTCAGGGCATCCAGTGCTGCGTGCTTGATGTAGTCGCTGACGTGGTTCTCCTCGGCCCGCTGGATTTTCTCCGCGATGATGTCCGGGTTTTTGATGTTGCCCAACTTGACCTGGCTCGGGTCAAACGGTGGGATGACCAGCTCCGCAATGGGGAGCGGTCCTGTCTCGATGTCAAAGTAGATACGTGGATTTGCTGGCATAATGCTAAAACGGTTTGGATTGGTAGTTGTGCGTTTGTCCGCGGATGCGCACCCCCCGCTTGTCCATGAGTCCCCAGCAGCAACGGGCTACCGGGAAAGTTGTCAGATCTGCTTCCCGCAGTGCGGGCACAGCTTGGGTTCTTTGGGCCTCTTCAGGAGCACCGGAACGCCCAGCCATTCGCAGATCTCGGAGTAGGACTTCCATCCGAATCCGGTCACCGAATGCGGGTGCAGGTGCCCCGATGCGTAAAGGCTCATAGCCTCGTCCTTGTTCTTCACCGCCATCCGGTTGAGGACATTGAATGTGCGCGTGCTGAACGGCCATCCCCACTGCGCCTGAATTGCTTCCTTGGCCTTGGCCACCATGGAGATCTGGCTGACCCGCTGCTTGCTCAATCCGAGCACCGCACCGATGCGGGTGATTGACTGGCCCTCGGCCCTCATCTGCATCACCTCGGGGATAAGGTGCGCGATCTTGGAGTACTTCTTCTTGGGAGCAGTCATAGACTCAGTAGTTGAGGTCATCCTCTTCCAGCTTAATCTGGGCTTCCTCGTCGGCCTTGAACTTGGCCTGATACCAAACCAGCGCATTGATCAAGCGCTTGTCGTCAGCGGTCTGCTTGACCTCGGCCCGGGCCTTGGGCAGCCAGTGCTCAATCAGGCTCGTGATGCTCTCCTCGGTCAGCTCTCGGAGCTCGATGCCCTTGTGCTTTCCGACGTGCACCTTGACCTTTGACGCATCGTCCGCCGGAGGTTGTCCGCCGCCGGTGGTCTTGCGGAAGCTCGAGTCCCCCGTAGCCGGCGCTGCCTTGCCCTCGGCCCCATCCTTCGCAGGACGGTCCTGCAGCCGCACCCACAGCCCGCTGGGTGCCAATGCCTCGCCGCTCTTGTGGGCCATGATCAGCTTGATGTTCGCGTAGGTCTTGCTTCCGTCCTCGCTCTGCTCGTGCCCGATGACAATGCTGGCCGGGCGCCCGAGAAGGCTCTCCAGATCCAGACTCTTGTTCTCGACGTCGGTCAGTTTGCGCCCAAACCAGTCCTTGAGGAACTTGGTCAGCGCCGCCTTCTCATGCAGGCTGGGCACCATGGGCTTGGTGAACACCACCCAGGGCTGCACCGGGTCCCGGCTGTCGTCCTGCAGTTCGATCTCGAACGCGAACTTGAATTTCTGCTTCACACCGTACTGCGTCTCGTACTCCTTCAATGGGGTCACGTCCACGCACACCGCCTTGCCCGTATACTCGGGGCACGGTGCGTACTCTTTCTTACCTCCTGTTGCACTGATTATCATGTTATCGTCTTACCTATGTTGTTGTTGTTGTGTTATTTCGAGGCCTGCTTTTCGACCTCGGAAAGTTGCTTTGCCATCCTGGTGTATTGTTCCCAGTACT